CACAAAGGTCATAAGCTTCTTCCATAATATCGCTTATGTCTAAGTTAAATGTATATGTTCCACTTGTTGCCATAATTTATCCTGTATTAGCACTTCCACCTTCTACGAGCCTGTCTAATTCTTGAATTAGGATCGTTTCTGGTTTTAGCTGAACTTCTTTTAAGTTGACCTGCTGATCTTGCACAATAAGACTTTCTTCGTTTTGAAGCTTTGCTACCTTTTTTTACTTTACCTGTTACTGCTGTTTTTAACTTAGAACCTGGATTTGCTTTGCGATAAGCTGCAACTCCTTTTTTAGTCATGCCAGCACCAGACTTAGTAGAACGATAGTTAGCACCCTTACCTTTTGTTGTTTTAGGTATAGGGTTCTCTCTTTTTCTTATTGGCATAAGTATTTAACTAAGACTTTCCGCCTCTAGCCATACTTTTAGACCTTTTCTTTTTCATCGCTGGTTCATTGCTAGTAAGTCCGCCACCAAACATTCTTTTAACATAATCTTTGTGCTGTTCAACTTTGCCTGTTTTACCGCCAATAGACATATATTTTGATGATTTTCCACCGCCTGCCATATATTTAGATTTTTTCATAATTCACCTATTTTTTTGTAGATTTTTTAGCTACAGTTTTTTTCTTAGTTGTTGTTTTTTTCTTAGCTGGTTTTTTACCACCAACATAAGCTTCGTTAATATCTGGAGTAGATGGATCATCAGCAACAAGTTGACCCTTGTCATTTCTTGCTCTTTCACCATTCATTTCATCACACTTGCGTTCTGCATCTTCCAAATCTGGGTCTGGACCAAATATAGGTCTATATATACCATCTTCGTCTAATCTTAAAACTTTATATTGTGCTGGAAATTCTCCAGTTTCTGATATTACAAATTGTTTAGCCATAATTACTCCTATTAATCAGAATACACTTTTACCATTTCTAAAGTAATAGAATAAGTGTCTCCTGAACTATGTCCTTTTGTAGTAAATAAAATATCTCCATCTTTACCACTACCTGCGTTATTTGGAAGTCCACCAAAATCTTTAAAGTCCATATGTCCATTACTACTTTCAGCTAATTCTACTAATAAAACATTAGTAGAAGCATTTAAAAATAATTGAACAGACATACCTACGATAGCATGACTTATACGCATTACTCTAACTTCTGAACAAGATGTTCCTTCAGAGTTTGCAGTTAAGGCAGATACATCTACCTTAACTACTGCGGATTCTCCTGTGCCATCGCTGACATTTGTAAACTTCATAACACAATTTCTTTCACCATCAATGATAGTTTGTGATGTTATTGCGTCAGCCATATTATACTCCTAATTAAGCGTCAGCAAATGAAGTTACTAAAGTGCCTGAACCTAAAATGATTCCTTCTACTGCGTATTTAGCACTACCTAATGCAGTTACTTTAATAATACTACCTGCTAGTCCACCTTTAGTTGAGCCATTTAATGTAATGACATCATTAGATGCACCAGAAATAAAAGTTTTACCTGTTGCATCAGTAACACCAGTATATAAACCGCCTACAAATTTATCTGTACCATCTGTAAGAATATCCATATCAGTAGCTGCTGTTTCTACTACAAAAGTAAAAGTAGCTCCTAAATTGTTTGTTTGATTTGGGTCGTTATCTTCACCTGGAGCTGTTGCTACTATGCTTGGTAAAGTAAATTTACCATCAGCATCATTGCAAGTTAATATTTTACCTGCATGAGCTGCTACTGTTAGTGAAGTATCTGCAGTTAAACTAACTACGTTAGCGTTACCTGCTGATATAAATCCTGCTAAAGATTGTACTGGACCTGAAAATGTCGTCTTTGCCATAATTTCCTCCTGGGAAATAAGTTCTACTGTCTTGGCTTGTCTGCTAGGTCAGTCTGTAGAACAAGTTAATAATCCTAGATTTAATAATATAACATAAAAAAAGGGAGCCGAAGCTCCCTTTAAAGTTCTTACGAACTACCTGGTGAACCGAAAACACCTAGCGGATCAGATACTCCAAAGGAATATCTTTCTCTAGCTTTGTATCTTACATTACCAGTGTCGAAATCGCCATCCATAGTGGTTGACATTGGAGCACGAACAAAATGCTTCATTCCGTCAGGAACATCTGTCATGATAAAGAAAGCATTAGTATCAGATAAATAATGATTTACTGAATAACCTTCTGGAATCACTCCATTAGTTTTGACTGCATTTATGTCATTGTCAGCAGTTCCAACTCTATAATCACTCTGTAACAATCTAGTTGCCACAAACTGTAAGTCTGATGGAATTATAAGCTTTCTAGCTTTTGCTGCAATTTTTAGTCCTCTTTCGTCTGTCCACTTGCCTATTTGAATAATAGCATCTTCTAAAGATGTTTCATTCAAATCTGCTGCTACAGATGGTCTGTTACTGTTAGTTCCGCCACTTACAAGTGGGTGAGCTGTGCTAAATAAAGCGACATCATCACCAGATTTAAAAGCAGTTGAGAATCCATTGTTTAATGGATAAGCTGCTTTTACTTGTTTTGTGTAAGACATTGCACGAGCAAGTGCTTTAGTATATCTAGCAGAAACTGAAACATAAAGATTATCTTCCATTGCTTCTTCTGTGATACTAAAACCTAAGCCTACAGTTTCATGTGTATACCTTGCTACGAATGATTCTTGAGCAGTATCGTAACTGATACTTGATCCTTCATTCTTTACAGGTGCTGCACCGAAACCAGACAACTTGAGTTCCTCTTCAAATGATCTCTCAGAGTTTTCTGTTGTATATATAGCTTCATGTTCGTCTTCGTAACGATTATATTCTTCACCGAATAATGCGTTAAGTCCAGGTAAGAGTTGATGTAACTCTTGAGCTCTTGAAATAGCTGCCATGATTTATCTCCTATTAACCTATACCAGTTGTGTTTAGCAACTGATGACCGACATTAAACATTACTAATACATCTGTGTAAGCATCGCCAACAGCACTATCAGGACCATCGACAAAGCCGATAATCTTAACAGGTAGTGTTGCTGTAGTTGCTACAGTTGATATATCAACCGAATTTTTGCTTCTACCGATAGCAGTTGAACCAGCAGTTTGCACAACAGCACAGTTCTTACCAAGATCATCTTGGTCAGCTGCACCATCGCATTGCATTTGCATGATTACAAAAGGATCAGTACAAACATACGCTGTAATATCATCCGCAGCTGTTGAAGCTGGGAAATATTGATTAGGCGTAAATTGTTTGGTATTAGGGTCAGTGTACGCACACCCAAGAAAAACACCTATTGGTGTTAATGCTGTAGTACCAGTGTCTTTTTGGACAGTAGTATTTGGGTTATCGTCACCCCACTTAACAAAATCACCATAAAAAATTGAAGTGCCATAAGCATTTTTAATTTTGTAATGTGTGACCTTATTAGTAAAGGCTGCACCGACAATAGTACCATTTGTTGAGGCTCCAAAAGGAGTCGCGACTGATGACATAATTGTCTCCTATTTAATAAATTATAATATAGGATTAAGAATCTTTACCAAATGTTGTTCTTGATTTTCTCTCAAACACTTCTTTGGTAGCCATTCTAGAATCCTGATCTTTAAAATAAGTGTTATCTACAGATTCCAATTGTTGAGACGCTACATTATCAAAGTATTTGTCTCTAGCTTCCGCTTTTTCTTTTGGCATCTTGCATAACAGTTGTCCACCAATTTCAACATTACCTTTAGCTGACCATTCTGAATTGTGGTCCATCATATGAATTTGAAGTTCTGGGTGATCCTCTAATCTACAAGGCTCCCATCCTTCTCTTAACTTTCTGGACACATTAGGATTATCAGTTTGACCTAAAAGGCTAGTTCTAATATACCTAAATACCCATCCGTCTTGTTCAGTAGGTGTTGGTAAGTTTGATGGATTTTCCCAGCTTTGTATACGCTGAGAAGCCTCTCGGCTTTCTATTTCCCTAGGGGTACGCTCTACTGCTTGCTCTTCGCTAGCATTTTCTATTTCTTTATCTATTTCGGACATTTAAAACTCCTTTAATAGTTGGTTTGCATACTGCTCTGGAGTTATATTAAGTCTACGAGCTATGGAGACTTGACTCTGAGTCAGATGTATTTTGCGAGGATTTTTATTACTGTTCCTCGTAGCAGGTGCGACAGGGTTTGATACCTGTCTTTTATTTGATGTAACTTCAACTTCTCCTGTTTCAACAGAATTTGTTTCTGGTACACCAAAAAAACTTGGAAATTGTTTACGCATAGAATTATCAACTTCTTGATAATATTCTTGCGATTTAATAGCAGGGTCTATACCCTGAGCTTGTAAAGATTGATCTACATACATAGCATAAGAAGTCATTTCCTTGTGAACAGGTTCACTACCCATAAACCAAGGATTTTTTTGTGCCCAC